AATGTCTTTTCTTTTGCAGCCTCAACAATAGCACCTAATGTATTTGCAACCTCTGTCATATCAGATTGTCTTTTCATTTGGTCTTGGAAAGTATTGTAAGTAGAAATGATTTCTAAGAAGTGTTTTTTAACTTCAGTAGATAATTTTCTATCTTCTAAGTTTTCAGCTAAGCTAAACTTACCATTAACTATCTTTACTTCTTTCAAGTTGGTTTTACGAATATCATTGTATGCTTTCGCAACAGATGTTCCTTTTTGTGCATCAACTTTTAAGGTTATCTTATTGTTGTGTACATAATCGTATATGTCGAAATTCTTTGCCATTATTATGCTATTTCAGTTATTATTTCTCTCATTAAATCCTGTGCTTTGCAGTATTCACCACAAACATCAGTTCCTATTTGTTGTAAACCTCTATTAACAGATTCGTTTACAGGCACCATAAATGCTCCATGTGTAGATGGATTGGATACAAAATCCCAACCAATCAATTCAAAGTCATCCTGAACTTTTACCTTACCTTCTCCGATATTAGTTACCGAACCCATACCTCTTGATGAGATACCTAATAAGATTCCAGCTTTCAATAATTCTTTTAAGATGTTACCAGATGGTGTTGGTAGAATTTCTACTGTCCCACAAAGGTCATCACCTTCCCAATGGATTTCTCTTACGTTATGTGATACATTTTTTAGATTGATTACAGTAGAATCTGGATGGTCTAATTCACCCAATGCCCTACGCTCCTTAATAAGAACTTCATATTTCTTAGCTTCTCTCATTAAGATTTCTCTAGGATATACTCTACCATTTTGATTTTCGGCAGATGCTCTTTGTAGAACTCCTTTTACTAAAGTTCTTCCTCCTTCATCTTCTTTTACCTTACCTTCAAATAGGTTTGTTTCTATTAGTAATGATTTCATTTTAATCCTTATTTTTTTACCGATTTACCCTCCATTACGCCAACTGCAATATCGCCTACTACAAAATCAGGCTTAGATACATACTTTTTATTTACGATAGCAACTTTGTTGTTTGGAGTTGGTTGTATAATATAAATTGGAAGTGGTTCGGTAGCGAAAGTATATTTCATACCCAACTTCTTCAATTCCGCACCAACACTCATGAATGATTTTGCCGCTTCAACTGCTCCTTTGATTTTATCCATATCCGCAGAAGAAACTCCTTCAGTTACAGATTCCATTTTGCTTCTAATTTTAGAAGCCATAGAACCTAATTGAGATTTATCAATACCTAAACTATCAACCACCTGCGCTACTAATTGTAATTTTTGAACATTAGTAAGTTTAGCATCTTTAATTTTATCAATAGCCATAGCCATTTTTTGTTTAACAGCAGATGGTATTGTTGCTTTTGGCAATTCGGTTGAAATATCTTCATTAGCTTTTTTACCAGCTCTTAAATCTGCTAAATCATCACCTTCAATATCACCATCACCATCTACATCTAATTCTTTTTGTCCACCAACTAATTCTTCGTTTTTCTCACCTTTACCATTCCATGCGGAATCGATTTTATCAAAAAACGCTTTCTTTTCTTCATCAGACATAGATGGAATTGATTTTCCAGCTTTTTCTAAAGCCTTTTTAAAAAATGTTTGGTATTCTGCTTCTTCTACCATCACTTCTTTAACTAACTCTTTTAATCTTTCTTTAGAAATAGTTTCTTTGTGAGTAGGCAATCCTTTATGCTTTGTAGATGCGAATGCTTTTGCATCTTCTGGGTCTATGTCTTTTGCTACCTTAGCCACATCAGCAGAAGCAGGTGTTTCCCCTTTTTGTGCTGCATGTACCATTCCCATAAATCTTTGTTGTGCTTTTGATTGTGCTGGCATATTATAATGTTCTTAATTTTTCAGTTATCCCCATTAACCTTTCTCTGATTTTATATAAGGATGCGTTTGTTCTTTTCCAGTAATCTTCTTTTTTAAGTCCATTCTCTGTCTTAATTTTAGAATACCAATTAACAAACTTCTCTATTTCAGAAAGTTGTTTGTGTATATTAGAAACTCCCTTACCAACTTTTGCTCTTGGTGAAGAATCTTCTCTTTTCAATTCTAACCATCTATTTTCAGCCATTATCATACCACTAATATCTGCAATTTCTGCACCAGGCATTTTCTTAGCTGCTGTTGGTTTCATTGGTAATGCTTCATCTTTACTAGCAGGAACATCACCCAATGCCCAAGCCTTTTCACCTTCTTCTAAGTTATCAACAACAGTTCCACCAGTTACACTAGCTAATCTATCGTTTTTCTTTTTGGTTTGACCGGGTTTTGCAAATGCCGATGGAGTATTATATCCAGCTACATTTCCAGTTACTGACATTTCATCCAATGTCTTTTTCATATTACGCTCTCTAACGTACTTTCTAATAGCTTCTTTTAATTTAGATTCCATTATTTTACTTTAGATTTAAGTTCTTTGATTAGCTCATAGGAAAGCATAATAGATGAAACTTGATTATCAGATACACCTTTACCCATTTTCATTTTTTCTAAAACGGAAATAGTTTCTGATAATTTAATAGTAGTAACTTTATCTTCCACTTTTGATTTAATAGATTTTAATTCTGCTACTATCTTTGGAAGTTCTGCTGAAACGTAATCTTTAAATTTAGTAGTATTTGTTATATTATTAATATACTCTTTTAACAAATTCTTTTGAGAATCATCCAGATTTGTATATTTTTTATTAAAAGTTTCTACTAAAATCTTATATGTAAGTAATCTAAGGTCTTTGTCTTGTTGTTTATAGGATTCAATCAACTTTTTATCTTCCGTTGGTTGAAGTTTTTGAGAAGGCTTTGAGGTAATATTTTCGATTAGGGTTACTTTAGAATTAAAAATATCTTTAATATCATACCCACTTTCTCTCTTAGATTCAAATACTTTATATATTGATGCTAGAACTTTATAGTTAGATATAGGTGAAGAAAGGAATTGCTCAATATCAAATTTAGCAGAAACCTCTTTAATAAGATTAAATTTCTCCTTTGATAATACTGATTGATTTAGTTTAGCATGTGCATCACATACTGTTTCTACCAATCTATCTGCCTTTGTTTCGGAAGTGTACTTCTCCTTTAACAATATATCGTAAAGACGTAGTTCTTTGTTTAACTCTGTGTTTGGACCAAAGAATTCTTTTACAATGTTTTTAGCGGTTTCAGTCTTATCGCCATTAAGAACTTCCAATGTTATTTGTCTTACTAAAAGCTCAAATAACACTCCAGTGTTCTTAAACTTGGAATGTTTAATTTTTTTCATTTAATTACCCTATATTTAATCTACCCTATAAACTAACACATATAAATATAAACAAATTTTTCTTTATTAAATTTTAGTATCATCTAATAGGTTGTTTTCATCCAACATATCCGTTTTTTCGCTCAAAATCTTCTTTTTTGCTGAAATTCCGTTGATATATTCTCTTGCTAACTTTTTTGCGTTAGTATTTAAGTTTCTATTATCTCTTTTTCTCTCCTTATGATTTTCTGCATCTCCCAATGGGTCTCTACCATACGGATGTTTATCTTTACCATAAGTGTTACCCTCTCTTGGCCTTCCAACTCCCCTATTTAATTCAATTTCAGTTTTCAATTTACTGATTTCTTCTTCCACATTTTGTTGTTGTGGTGGATTTGCTGGGTCTTGTCCTTGCTGTTCAATTGAGTTGTGTCTGAAACGGTCCTTAAGGTCTAAGATTACTTTTGCTCTCTCAATATCAACCTCATCTTGTGATAACCCAAAGATATTATGGTAAGCCCAATCTGATGATAACATATTAAGTGCTTTTGCATCAGATGCTAATCTTACCTTTTCACTCCACAAATTAACTTTCTCTTGCTCATAGATAGTAGAAGCGTTAGTAAGAGTTAATTCAAAGTTTGTCATTTCCGAATCCTCAATACCTTGAGCTGCTAAGTGTACGATTGCTATTTTAGTTAATTCACTAACAACAGTTCTTTGGATTCTTTCAATAGTTCTTGCAAAACGAACATCTTCTGCAGCAAGTGTAGCTTTACCATTAACATTCTCATCATAAGATAAGTAAGCTTTTGGAACTCTTAATGATGCAAATAATTTACCTCTTAGATATTCAATATCTTCAATTGCTGCATATTCTAAACCTTGTAGGTTTTCAATATTTGTACCACTATCACTACCACGTACAGGTAGGAAAAAATCTTCAGTAAGATTTTGTATATTATACTTTAAATTATAATCTCCAGTGTCTTTATTAACAAATGGAGTTTTTTTCATTTTGTTAATAATCTTTTGCATATAGTTGTCCACTTCAACTGGTGGAATATTACCTATATCAATTTTAAATATTCTTTTTTCAGGTGCTCTCATAATACGATGAATTAACATCGCATCTTCCATAAGAGATAATTGTTTCCAAATTCTTCTTGCACCCTCTATCATTGATTTACCATACGGTAAAAAGTTAGTATCTGATAACATACGGAAGTGAGCCATTTCATATTGCTCATATTCTTTTTTACCAAAACGGTCTAATTCAACTTTGTATTTTACATAATTAGCGTTGTTTGGGTCTGTACCTTCCAATCTTTCCACATTATAAATTGAATGTGGCATTACATTTATAACACCCTTACCTTCTGCAATTTCTAATGCTAAGAAAGCATCTCCATATTTTACTAAGTTTCTAACCCAAGGCCATAAATTAAATTCTATGTTCATTATATCATAGAATAAATTATGAAGTAACTCTCTTACATTTTCGTTTGTAGATTTGATTTGAATTACATCACCATATTCATTTTTAGTTGTACTCTCATCGGAATATATATCTAATGCCGATGATATAATTGGGTCTTGGTCCATAGCATCATAATCTCTAAAAAGTTCTCTACGAACTTGATGATATGCCATTGATTGTGCACCTTGACTCGTTTCATAATAAGACCTTTGTAATTTAGTATATCTATCTCTAAGATTTACAAAGTTTGTATTATGCTGGCGGTCTTCGGTATCTACAACTTTTCTTTTACCATCTTTATCAACCGTTACAATTGCATTGGTTGCGAATAGTTTTTTAAGTCTACCAAAGAAACTCCTATCGTCTAATTGTTGTTCTTCTGCCATAATTTATTTTACCATTTTCTACAAGACCAATATCTTGCTTTTGTTCTAGGACCAGGGTTTTCACAATTGTGTCTTGCTCTGAATGATTTTCTTCTTTCTGGATTTGATTTCTTAATTCTCATTTCCTTATCACCAAAGTTTACCTTAATTACCTTTCCAGTTTTCGGGTTTCTAACATAAACCTTAAATTTCTTAACATCCCCTTGCATTGGTTTACCCAATTTTACATCTCTACCCTGATATTCCGCTTCATAAACACAATTACAATTAGCTTCTTCTAATTGAGTTGAGTATGCTTTTAAGAAGTTTACGAAATCATCCATATCTTCTTGCTCTACATCCAATTCATCATAATCATCAATTGGATTGTCTTGTGGAGTATCTCCTTTAGAATATGCATTATCTACATACTCATCTTCGTTTAGGATATTAGTTAATCTAATCATAGAATTTCTATTTTGACATTATATAACATAAATATCGTAAAATATCAAAACACTACAACCACTGGGATAAATCCTCAAAGTCATCACCTATTCTCATCTTCCAAGGATTATCATCCATATTACTACCACCATAAACACCAGAGTGCTGCATGTTTGATGATATACCACCCATTGCTCTCTTTGTTAAATCAATACCTTCTTGTTTTAAACGAAGTGCCGTATCCCTAACCCATAATCCAATACAAAATGCCATCACTAAGTCATCGTTATAACCCTTCATAGCTTCGGCTCTACCATTCATAAATATAAATGTAAACAATTCATCTATCAAACGATTAGAACGAACTGTAACGGCCTTTTCTCTAAAGTATTCATCTAATTTAGAAACAATTAGTGGTCTAGTTTTAGATGTAGTTGAGAATCCAGCAACCATTTGTCTTTCATCAGCTCGGTATTTATTTCTCATCTGATGCTCAATATCCACATATTTTAAATCCTTACTCATATAGAATAAGTTTTTATATTGTCTATCAATTACTTGCTGAATACAAGCCCAACCAATGTTTGCATTCTCTATTACAAGCAATGCATCATTATATTGTGTTGATAGTTCAACTAAGAAATTTCCAAAATCTTTTGTATCTACCTTACCTTTATATTCTGCAACCTGTGTACAAGTGTTTATTTCCATAACATGAGCTGCTGAATAATCCGAACCATCTCCTCTAGCTACGTCCGCAATAACCATATATGAACCACCGGCAGTTGGGTATTCCCATCTCCAAAGATTACCATCGAACCCAGTTTTTTCTAATGGGTCTTGGCAAAATGATTCTTTATAAAACATTAATAATTCTGGGTCAATTACCGTATCACCAGAAGATACGAAGTCACAATCACATTCTTGTGCTGCTTTCTTTGCTCCTAATAGTTTTTCTTGTTCTTCTCTCCAAGCTTCACCTCTTTCAGGGTGTACTGTCCAATGTAATCTGATTGTATTAAACGGATTAGAGCCTTCTTCGGCAGCTAACCAAGTTTTATGAAACCAGTTACCAACACCATTTGGAGTAGAAAGTGCAATACAACTACCACCCGTTGAAAGTGTTGATTGTGCGGATGTCCAAATTTCATCAATATCACCAATAAAGGCGGCCTCATCAAATATTAGAAGTGATAATGCTTCCGAACGTCCAGCATCAGGAGATGATGCAATAGCCTTAATTTGAGAACCATTTTGTAATTTAAGTGAAAGTTTATTATCTTCCAAAGAACCACCCTTTAACCAAGAAGGAAGTAATTCATGCATTACCCTTACCTTTGTTACTA